TAAATATATAGAGACGAGCAACCTACCACCCCCCTGCATTATCGGCTACACCCCCACCCCCTAAATTTCCCACCCCATGCCTTGGAATTACACCGAACACAAAGCCCGCCTTCACTCCGATGAAGCCTACAAATTACAGTTCTACGCCAAGTGCCGAGAATGGCTTAAACGCAGGGTTCGCAACGATCCAGACTACGCACTCATCCACCGAGTTAAGCGTCGCATACAAGCCCGCAAGCGACGAAAGAAGGCCAAGCTGGAGGCGAAGCGGTTAGCCAAGGAGAAGTCAAATGTCCCAAATGAATGAACTCCAGAAGCTGAAGTTCCTGTCCACACTGGCGGGGTTCTCCAGCCACTACCTTGGGATGGACAGCCTCTACCCTTGGCAGATCCAGTGCATGGATGCACTTGATGCTGGTGGCAGAGTAGCTGTCAGGGCACCCAACGGATCGGGCAAGTCCAGCTTCTTAGTGGTACCAGCCATCATCTGGCACTGCGCCGTATTCCCTAACAGCTATGTGATTGTTACTTCTAACGTAGGCAGACAGATTAAGTCAGGCTTGTTTGCCACCGTACACAAGTACGCCTCTAAGCTGAAGGGCTGGACGGTTAACTCCAACGAGCTGATCAGCCCGATTAATGGAAGGGCGGTGGCCTTTACCACGGACGAACCCCAGCGGATGGAGGGGTGGCATCCAGAGGGCAGCACAACTGGGGGCAAGGGCAACCTGATGCTGATCTATGACGAGGCCAAGTCCATACCTGCAGAGATCTGGCATGCAGGTGAACGCACCCAACCCAACCGCTGGTTAGCTATTAGCAGCACAGGTTCAGCAAACAGCTTCTTTGCCAAGTGCTTTAGGGAACATGCTAAGTTCTGGAAGACCTTCACTATTCCCATCGGCCAATGCCCACATATTACGGACGAGTCGATTAGAAGACTTAAGGAGCTGTATGGGGACGACCACCCGCTGGTCAGGAGCATGATCCATAACGAGTTTGTGGATGAGGCTGATAACGAGACCGTGATCTCGGAAACCAAGATCCATGACTGCAGGGCTACACCCCCAACCCACTTTCCTATGGATAGGGTGGCTTTTATCGACTGGGGTGGGGCAGGGGTTGACGAGACTGCCGTGGCCATCATGGACGGGAACAAACTGTTGCCTCTAATCATCATTAAGGATCGGGACGAGATGCGTACCGTCGGACGGGTGATAAGGGAGCTGCGGGCGTTTCAGGTTAACCCCAAGCTGGTCTGGGCTGACAACGGGGGTATCGGGTCGCCCATGATTAGGCGCATGGACGAGCAGGGGTACAGCGTCAACCGTGTGAACTTTGGTACGGCTGGTTTGGCTGGGTACGCCAACAAGGCTTCCGAGATGTTGTTTACGGCAGGCAAGCTGATTGAGGACAGGGGAGTGATCCTGCCCAAGGACGACATCATGGACGGACAGCTGTGTACCCGCAGGTTCTTCTGCACATCCAATGGCAGTATCAAGCTGGAGTCCAAGGCTGAATATAAGCAAAGGACAGGTGGAAGCAGTCCAGATCGTGCGGATGCAGCTGCTGGAGCCATCTGGGCTTATGTCAAGACCAGACCGAGCTTGACCTCAAATGATGCTGGTGGTAGTCATTTGCAGACAGATGTATTCGGCAATACCATCCAAACTAACTTTGAAGATGCCAGAAGTGGCTTCGACGCTGGGGACTAAATGACCACGCAAGAGCTGTACGATGCTTTTTGCGATGACCTTAAAAAGCGAACCACTTGGGAGGATCGGCAGAAGGTTTGGTACACCATGTGCAATGGTGGACTTCGTCGTAAGCGTAAACCTTGGCCGAATGCAGCCGACCTTCACTATCCTTTAGCGAACTCGATCATCAATAAGTTCGTACCGTTTTACATAAACCAGATTTACTCAGCTGAGAATCTGGCCAGCTTTACCCCACGCAAACCTCAGATGCAGTCTCTGCGCTACGCAGCGGAGAGCTGGTTTAACTACATGCTGCGTGAGCGTTCCAATTTTGAAACCGAGATGATGGTCTATGTGTCGGCCATGCTTCGTTGCGGGATCTCGTTTATGAAGACATCTTGGGATGAAGCCAACAGGTCGGTCAAGTTTGATGCAGTTAACCCGATGTATCTTGTGTTCCCGTACTACACCAAGGACATGGAGAGCTGTGATCGGATCTGCCACATCATGGAAATTTCTGAAGGCCAGTATCGTCGCAATGAGGCGTACAAGCAGGACGATGATTTTATTAAGCGGATCAAAGGCGAGGGGAACTCGGCTGGTGCTGGGGTTCGCTCGTATGATCAGCACAAGCTAGGCAAGCAGGGTCTGACCGAGGGCAGCATGCGGGATAACATCATTATCTGGGAGTGCTACTATCGGGATGACAAGGGGAAGATCATCGTGGAGACCTTCAGCCCGCAGGCTCCTGACGAACCTATTCGCCCTAAGTTTGAGCTTCCCTATGCCCACGGGCAGATGCCGTTTGTGCCGTGCATGCTGGAGTTTACTCCAGACAAAGGTTTTTATTCCAGCCGTGGAGTTTGTGAAACGGTTGCAGCGTTTGAGGCTGCGTTGACCAAGACCATGAACGCCAAGGCCGATGCGATGAGCCTCTACAACTCACCGATGTTTTCCTCTGATCAGGACATACCCAATGTGAACAATATCAAATTCGGCACAGGGGTTCTCTTGCCCACGGGAGTTAAGCCAGTACTCATGCCCCAGCCACCGATCAGCTTTGATCAGGAGATGGTGCAGATGCGTCAGGTATCCGAGTACTTGGTATCGATGCCCGACTTTGGCCTGACGCAGGGAAGACTCGGAAGCTCCAAGCCCCGCACGGCTACCGAGGTGCAGAATATCGGACAGCTGATGGGGGTGAACACAGATCTCCGCATTAAACTTTTCAGGCTGGCGTTGAGCGAAATCTACAAGCAGGCATATGCAATCCTAGTTGAGTACGCCCACGACCAGCTTCTCTTTGAATACCAGAACCAGTTCTCGGCTGTGCCTGCCGAGGCGATCATCTTTGATTACCAGATCAAACCTTCGGGTAGTGCTGACGGTGTGAACCGAGTGATGCAGTACCAGAAGGCTTTGGTGCGGTTCCAGACTCTCCGTAACGATCCGTACATTAACCAGCCAGAACTCCGCAAGGATCTGCTGGAGGTGGACGATCCCCACCTTGTCAACCGCATGCTGATCGATCCGCAGCTCAAGAAGCAGATGCAGGCCGAAGAAGCTGGAAGCGAGAATCTGTTGCTCGACCAAGGCTTCGGTGCTGTGGCTGTTGAGCCTGCCGACGATCACGAGGTGCATGTTCAGATCCACATGGATCGACTGCAGTTGGCTGGTCAGCGTGGACAGCAGCTGGCTCAGGATAGCGGTGCTGCCTACACCCAGCACTTACAGCAACACATCCAGTTCCTTTCCCAAACCAACCCGAACCTCGCCAAGCAGATCGGCGCACAGATTATGAAGGCCATGCAGACTGAGACCAAGAATGCTCAGTTCCAGCAGATGTTACCGCAGTGAATATCGTAGACGTTGACATGTCGGATATCAGGGAAAGGCTCGCAAGAATGGAAGAGCGTCAGGTCAGCCTATGTTCCATGCTTGAGCGGAGCCTCTCTAACTACGGGGATCTTGTGAATCGGGTGACGGCACTCGAGAAACTTAAAGGACATTTCTACCTAGCAGCTGCCATTGTCGGCACGGCTGTCTCCATATCTTGGGAGTTAATCAAGACCAAGTTCTTTAACAAAGGATAATACCATGCCCAGCAATCAAGAGTTTTTCGATGCAATCAAAAATATATCGGTAGATGCCGATACGCTTAATCTCAATACCGATCAGGTGGAGAGTAAGCTCGACACGGCTAATGGTTTGCTAACTACGCTTTCTGCTGATACTGCAATCATAAAGGCCGACATGGCTGATGGTGTCGCAGTAAGAGAAACATCAACTACTGGCGCAACGCCAACTACTTTTGATAGCACATCATACGCCACAATTTCAGCGAGCAACGCAAACAGGAAGGGGCTCGCCATTTTTAATGAGGGTGCTGGATTATTATATGTAACCCTTGGGACATCCACGACAACTTCGAGCCTATATACAGTTAGGCTTTCTGCTGGTGATTATTACGAGGTTCCATTTGGATACACTGGTTTAGTGGGTGGCATATTCGCCACGGCAGGAACGGCTAGGGTGACGCAAGTTAGCTAAGGAGCGAGAGATGCCACTAACTAAAAATACATTCACGGCTTCTAGCATATCAGACTCTACAACCGCTGGAAGGGCTTTGCTGACTGCGGGTAGTGTCCAAGCCCAAAGGACTGCTTTGGATATATTTCTTTCTTATGCCAACCTAGCGTCTTTTCCCGCAAGCGGAAACCTTCAAAGACTCTATCTCGCTTTAGATACGGCAAAAACTTATGTATGGAATGGGTCTGGATACACCGAGGTAAGCCCCAACCAACACGCAAGAACTGGAACAAACAATATAGCA